CGTCGATCCTCGTCTCGTGGTTGGCGACGGTCGTGCTGTTCGAGCCGACGGTGGCCGAGATGGTCTCGACCTGGTTGCCAAGCTCGGGGTCAACTGGGTACCACGCGTAGACGCCGGCTGACACGGTGGCGCGCAGCCAGAGGGTGCCCATCTCGCCGTCGGGTCCCCAGAAGGGATACCGGCCCGACGAGTCGGACGTGATCTCATACGGCGAGCCGATCGCCGAGCCCTTAGTGAGCGCGGTGCCGGTAGCTGTGTAGAGCTCGGTGATCTGAGAACCGCCCGGTGCTGACCAGACCTGCACTACCTGTCCTGCGGTGAGGGTGAGGAAGCCACCCGAAATGGAGGCGACAAAGTCGCCAGTGGTCGCCCCGTAGCGGAAACTTGCCATGCTGCTCCTTAGCTCAGGTGAGGTCGTAGACCCAGCCGTCGAAACTCAGCCATTGCGGCCCAGTCGGGTTGAAGTACGTGATCTGTCCAGTGTCATCGATCGAGTAGCGAGCCGTGTAGATCTTGGTCGCTGCGTCGTAGTTGGCTGCCTGGACATGCCACTGCGTTCGGTTCGGCCGAGCGTTCCCGATCGTCCCGCCCGGTAGCGGAGAGCCGATCGACGACTGGCTGGTTAGGCCGCCAGAGAACGCGCCGTCCAGCGCGGCGATCGCGCCTCGGATCTCTACTCGGCCAGGAGGAACGGACAGCCGGTAGGCCCAGGTGTGGCCGTTGGCAGGAGAGTCGATGACCGCCGAGCTATGCCCGATGTCGATCCACGGTCCCCATCCCCAGTCGGCCATCTCGAGCGTGATCCGCTGGTCGGAGACGATGACCGGGGTCGTGACGCCCACGTCGCAGCGGACGATGGCGAGCGGGCTGTCGAACTGCACTCCGGGGTTCTGCACCATCGTGCCCGCGAGCGCGTTCGCCGTGCCGGGACCGAGCGCCACGAACGACGAGACGCCCGAGGCTCCGGTGCCGCTCGTCCGCCGAACGATGGTCCAGTACTTGGCTGAGCCCGAGGCAGTGGCGAGAGTGATGTCGACAGCGGTCGTGTTATCCACGTAGACACCGGCTGCGGCTCCCGCGCCGACGGCGACCCGGACCTTGCTCTGGCCGGAGACGGCTGTGACCTTCTGGGCGGCATCGTTCTGGACCACGGGACCCTTGCCCATGTACGGCCACATGATGCCCCAGGGACCTTCGAACAGGGTGCCGTCGTAGCCGTATGACGTAAGTGCCATGGGTTACCTCTCCGAGTCTCTACCGCTGATGGTGCGAGCTATGCCTTGGACCGACTTGACGAGCCCTCGCATCGAGATGGTCTCGCCGTCCCCGATCTGCGGGGTGATGACGAGCCCGTCGTCCGGGGTGTGCGAGATGACGACCTCGCGTACCGTGTCCGCCACCGTCTGGCCCGACAGGTCAGCCGGCCACTGGTCGCCGAGGTTCATCGGGTGAAGGAACCGGATCGACTCCGACTCGGCCAAGGTTAGGTCCATGCCGAGCTTGCTGGCGTTCTCCGCGAGCCTGTCCACGCCTCGGTCAGCCATGTCCTGGTTGAACTCGACCCGGAGCCGGTTCCGCAGATCGACCGCTGCATCATAGGCAGTCTGCGCCTTGGCCTGCTCGGCGAACTCCTTGTCGTAGTCCTTGTCCGCGTCGTCCAGGTCGGCCAGCGCATCGTTCCTGATGTCGAGCCACTTGTCGCGGCTCGCCACGGCTCGGTCGTGCACCGCGCCGGTAGCGGGCGCGTTGGCTACGGCGTCCAGCGCGTCCTCATAGTTGGCGATCGCGTCGGCATACCGCTTCATGCGGATCCGCTGGATCTTGATCGCCTTGTCCTTCTCGTTGTTCGCCTCGCGTAGGTCGGTCGCCTTCTCCGGAACGTCCTTGATGGCGTTCTCATAGTCGGAGCCGAGGTCGCGAGCGTCGAAGAACGCTTCCCGTACGATGCCCCAAGTGTCCTCGCGGTCGGGGTCCGAGGCGAGCCGGAACTCCCGGGACGTACCCTCGCCACCGCCCGCGACCACGCCGCGAGAAGCCGTCGGGTCTTCCCAGTCCCAATTCCAGGTGCTCAGGGTGCCGGCGTCCTCGCTTAGCTCGCGGGTCTGGGTCACAACCTCAAAGCAGTCAAGGACAATCTCGGTGCCAACCTGCTGGACGGTGACGCCGATGCCGGCACGGTCCACCGCAGGGAACAGCCGCTCGGCCAGCGGGTGCATGCGGGTCTTCACGGTGATCGTCTTGCCGCGACCCTGGTCCGCCGCCACCCGGAGGTGCGGTACGTCGAGCCGGTCGACCGCGTTCAGCTGGACGAGCTTCTTCACGACCGTCTCGGCGGGTCCGGTCACGCGGTAGTAGGCCGAGGCCGCGCCCTGGTCGCTGATGGAGCCCGTCGGGTTGGGCCAGCCGAGTACCTCATTCAGCAGCTGGAAGTCATCCAGGATACGGAAGGTGGAGAGTGAGCCGGCTGACGGTCCCTCCTGCGCTCGGCCACGGACATAGCCCGTCATGATGACGCGCCCGTCCAGGCTGATCATGACCCGCGAGCCGTAGGCCATCAGGTGCGGGATCTGCACGTGGTTGCCGGGGACCATGATCTCCGCGCTCCCGACAGCATTGAACCGGAGGGTGCAGTTGAGGGCTGCGTACCCGCCGAGCCACCCGACGCGGTGCAACTCCTTGTCGTAGATCGTGATCCGGATCTGACCCGGCAGCCGAGGCTTCGGCCGAAACGGGCGGACATCCTGCACCGCCTGGGCAGCCGAGTCGTCGACGGGTGCTACGGGCTCACCGATAGCGAGCGTGCCGTGCCCCGCCATGTGGACGGTGGCGGTCTGGGAGACCCCGATGCTCAGGGCTGATGAGCTGAAGAAGCCGACCGTCCCGCGCCGGGTGACCGTCGTCGTAACACCGAGGGTCGACGAGCTCACGAACGCTCGGGTCGCCGTCCGGAGGACCGTCGGCGTGACGCCCATGGTAGACGTGCCGGCCATCGTGACGGTCGCGGTCTGCGTCGTCGTCAGGTCATTGATGGCTGCGTTGTCGAGGGTGGCGGTGGTAACGGCTGCCGTGTTTCCCTGCGACTGGTGGATGCCCCAGCGCCCGGTCGTGTAGGTGGAGTCGGTCGCCGTGATCATCGGGAACGAGGGCTCGCCCGAGGAGAACAGCCAGACCGAGCCGGAGATGGTAGTACCCGAGATGCGGAACCGGAAGCCGTACTTGCTGCTGGTGGAGAACGCTCGCGTAGCGGTGCCACCCGCGCCACCGATCTGCGTCTCCGAGATACCGCCGACAACCTCGGAGATCCGGATCGTGTTGTTCGCGAGGTCGCACATCAGCGCGTAGCGGTTGCCGTCGCGGGTGGACGACATGCGCCCGTACACCTCGAAGTAGGTGTCGCCCGCGTTGCTCGGGGTGAAGTCGCCGACGATCTCGCCGTCTGTCCGGTTGGCTTCGTTGAAGCTCGCGTAGATGTGCGCGGTACTCGCGTATCCGCCAGTGTTCGACGTGGCGAGGACGCCGAGGCCGGAGCCGTTCCGGGTGAAGCCTGATCCCGTCCCAGTGGTGGCTGCCGAGACGGTCCACTTAGCGGAGTCAACCGCGCCCGCGCTGCCGACAAAGTCGTCGCTGATCGACGCCATGCTAGAACGCCATGTAGAACAGCGGTGTGAGGACCGCTGAGACGCCACCACCGACAGCGGACCATACCGGCCGCACGCTCAGCGCGCCGTCCCCACCGGGCGCCACAACGCCAGTCATGTCGGTTGTAGGACCGAGCGCGCCCGTCCGGTCGACGCCGTCCTCGTCCAGCGCCAGCATGAGGTCGTCGTCCGTGTAGATGGTCAGGGTTGAGCCGGCAGCGATCGGGAAGGGTACGTCGATCGTCTTGTTCCCGACGCCGACCTTGGCCGAGTCGAGTGGTCCGCGGAGCACCCACGTCACGCGGACAGCGAGGTCACCGGGGTTGGTGATGGTCGCGGTATCGAAGCTGCTGCCCGCGTAGATGTGGAGGACACCGGGCGGACCGAAGTTCGAGCGAGTCGACTCCGGCGAGTCGAAGTCCCGGGTGATCGGGTCGCCCCGCCAGTACGGCTTGTCCGCGACGAGCCCGAGGCCGTGCAGCGTCCAGCCCGAGAAGGCGGGGTCCACTTCGTAGGGCTCGTCCCCGCCCGACTCATACCGCACGTCCAGATACCGCGCCTCAGAGGTCGGCTGGACCACGCGCCATACGCTGGTCTCCGTTGGCCGTAGTGCGGACCAGAACCGCCGATTATGGGCTATCCAGTCCTGAGCGGTGCCATCGTGGAACAGGTACAGCGGCCAGAAGACCGAGCGGTCCTCTACTCGGGTGCCCCGGTAGTAGCTGCCGGCCACCGCAGGGGAGACCGTCCGGTTGTGGCTCATGGGCGGCATGCCCATACCGCGCACCCCGCCCGAGACGAGCAACGTGCCGGTGGACTCGTCGTCGAGCTCCCAGACCGAGCCGTCCCAGCCGAACAGCGTATGGCGGAGCCCGTCTCGAGGCGGCTCTACCGGAGCCGGTGGCGGTGGTGGGGGAGGCGGCTCGACCCGAACCGGAGCTACAAGGATGATCGGCACGAGCTACCTCCTCACGCTTGCTAGGCTGGACATTGTCATCCAGTCGCGGAGCCGAGCGTTGTCCTTCCGCTTGAACTGATCCAGGTCGACGGTGATCAGGTCGCCTTCGTAATGGGCGTGGTACTCGTTGCCACCCTGGGAGATCTGACGGTTCGGGACCACCTGCTCGCCACCCCGCATCCGGACAAGCTCGGGTCCGTGCTCGCCGACGAGCGCCATGCCTGGGCGAGCGTAGGCAGTGCCGTAACCGTACCTGGGCCCACCCATGCCGTAGGACGCGTGGACGTGGCCGGTGTGCCGGAAGTCCCCGGTGTTGGAGATCGGGGTGTACGGTCGGCCAGCCCAGTTCACGTCGGACCAGATCCGCATGTTGTGGATCACGTACCGCACGCCGTAGTTCTTCCGGTACTTGACGAGGTTGGCCGCGAGGTCGCGACCCTGCGGGATGCCGATCATGAAGTCGTAGGCCGAGCCGCCCTGCGGATCGATGTGCGGGCTGATCGGGTTAGCGCCGAACCGGCGTCCCGCGTTCAACAGCGAGCCCGCGAAGATGCCCGCGTTGCCACCGCCCGAGCCGAAGATGCCCTTCAGCTTCTTGGCGATCATCCCGACGAGCTTGCCGGGCAGACCCTTCGCCATGTCGCCGAGCGGGGAGTCGAGCACGCCGCCCGCGCCGCCGACGATCTTCGACAGCAGCCGCTCGAGAATGGCGGTCGGGTTCTTGAAGAAGTTGACGAGCCCGGAGCCGAAGTCCTTCAGCTTGCCGAGTACCCGCCCGACGATGCCACCCTCTGCGTAACCGGGCAGCGCGCCACGCTTATTGATGTAGTCGAGGAGGCCGGGAGCCATCTGCTCCAGCTTCCGGCGCGAGTCCTTCTTGATGACGAACTCGTCCGCGTGCACGATGCCAGCCGGCTGATACTTGCTGCCGGCTCCGGTGTACCCGCCTCGGGCGAAGCCAGGAGGCAGCGCGAGGTCGTTGATGTGCGTCTTCGACCCGAGCGCGCCCGCCACCTTGTTGAAGGCAGCGATCAGCCCGCCATTGATGACGGTGTTGACGACGAACCGGATCGGTGCCTTGGCCTTCTCCCGGAGCGCGTCCCAGGCTCGGCCGATCGCGGAGACCGCCTCGCGGAACGGGCTCGGCAGCTTATCCAGGATCCGGTTGATAGCGTCGCGAGCCGCGCCGACCGGGTCCAGCAGGATGCTCTTCAGCCTCGCCCAGGCTCGCTTGAACGTGCCGACCACCCAGTCCTTAGCCTGCGTGAACTTCCGGGTGATCGTGTCCCAGTGGTCGTGGATCAGGATGACGGCTGCCGCGAGCGGCCCGCCGAGTATGATCGCCAGCGTCTTCCAGTGCTTCTTGATGAAGCCGATAACCGTGGAGACCGCCTTGCCGAGCCAGTCGAGCACCGCGCCCGCGACATTCTTGATCGCGCCGAATGCCTTGTTCACGATGTTGCGGAACTTCTCGTTGGTCTTGTAGGCGACGATGAGCGCGGTGACCAGCGCGGCGATGATCAGGATGACCCGGACAATCGGGTTAGCGCCCATCACCTTGTTCAGCAGGAACTGCGCGGCAGCCATGACCCGAGCCGCTGCGGCAGCCGCCTTGGTAGCGATCGCTGAGCCGATCGCAGCGAGCTTCTCCCGTAGGAAGCCACCCGTTACCGCCGCCGAGCCGCCAGAGACCTTCTTCTGGCCGAGTGAGACGGCACCGTAGGACCGAGCCAGGATGAAGTTACTCGCGATCAGGAGGCCGGTCTGGACCAGCTGGGCCACGAAGCCGATCAGCGAGTCGCGCCCGATGATGGTGTTGAGCTTCTGGATGCCCGCGAGCGCGACGAAACCGGCGATCAGGAACGGGAGCGCCTTGAGAATCTCGTCCATATGGTCGGCGATGAAGCCGAACACCTTGCCGAGCGCGTCACCGCCCTCGCCCGCCTTGGAGAAATCGATGTTGCCGATACTCGCGCCGATCTTCTTGAAACCCTCGCCGATCTTGCTCCAGTCGACACCCTTGATCGCGTCCACGATCTTCGTGAAGACGTCGCCGACCTTGTTGCTGATAGCGCCGAAGTCGATCTTCGAGAAGGTGTCGCCGATCTTCGCACCGATAGCGGCGAAGGGGATCTTCTCGATGGCTCCGCGGATCGCCTCGAAGCCTCGCCGGACGAGGGTTGCGCCGGCAACGATCCGGTCAATCCACTCGAACGACAGCTTGCTCGACTTGACACCCTCGCCGGTCAGCGCGCCGTAGAACACCTTGACGCCGTCGACTACCGGCGCGAGTTGCTCTCCCAGCCAGTAGACACCCTTGACGAAGTTGGCGAGCCCAGAGGTCACATACGGGAGCACCTTGCCGAGCGCGGCAGTCGCCCCGGTGAGCCCGTCCTTGATGAGCGGGATGACCGGCTGGAACGCTTCCGCGAGCCCTTGGCCGAGTACGTCCTTGAAGGTGGAGATCATGCCCGTCAGCGAGGCCGACTGCTTCTCCATCAGGCCGGAGAACCGCTCCAGGCCAGCGCCCGTCTCGAGCGCCTTCATCATCTTGGTCAGCGCCTCTTGGCCGAGCCCGCCCTCCTTGGAGAGCTCGACGACCTCAGCCTTGGTCTTGCCGAGCGCCTTCGCCAGAAGGTCGTACACCGGGATGCCCGCGTCGCGCAGCTGGTTCAGGTCCTCGCCTGTGATACGGCCAGCAGCGTTCATCTGCTGCAGCGCGACAGTAGCTCGCTGGATGCCCTCGGAGCCGGTGCCCATACCCGAGGTCACGTCGCCCAGGGTGCGCATGATGGGGATGACCTTGTCGGCGTTGATGCCGGCGCTGATCAGGGACGAGGCTGCGCGCTGGAGCTCGGGGAACTCGAACGGTGTCGCGGCTGCGAACTTCTTCAGCCTGTCAAGGAACCGGCCAGCCTTCTGGGCCGAGCCGAGCATGGTCGTGAAGGAGATCGTCGCCTGCTCGTTGTTCGCCGCGACGCCGAGTCCCCACGCGGCCACGTCCTTCAGCTGCTTTAGGGCGAAGATGCCGGTGATCGCGGCACCGATCTTCTTGAAGCCGGAGCCCGACGAGGCCTGCATGGAGTCGGACATCTGCCGGCCACCGAGCGTGCCCGCCCGCTTAGCAGCGGGACCGACCTCGCGCTGCAGTCGGTTGCCGAAGCCGCGAGCCGACGGGACGACGGCGATGAATGCGGTGCCTACCTCAGTCGCCATCGGTCACCACCCTCGCTCTCTCGCGCTCGCGCTGCCTGTCCTGCCACTTCTGCGCCTCGGAGGCGAGCTTCGCCGCCGAAGCGTCCGCCCGAGCCGCGTCCCCTGGTCGGGGAAGCTTCGGCGGGGTCTTGCCCTCCGCCGAGTGCGACTGAAGGTAAGCATCGTACAGGTTCGCCAGCAGGTGCGCCTCCGTCGTCCACTCGGCGTCCGAGCCGAGCGAGGCGAAGATCGCCGCACCCTCGGGCAGCTGGCGCACCAGCGTCGCCACCCGACGAGGGGTGATACGTCCCCGGTAGAGATCCCCGAGGTCTATCCCGTAGAACCGCTGGAGGTCAGCCTCGACCGCCTCGCCGTGCTCCGCTAGGAGGTACGCGAGGCTGCGGAGTTTGGGGACTCAGAGGAGCCTCCACCGACATGTGACATCACGATGTCCAGGAACTCGTTGGTCGGCTCGGCGGGCACGCGCCCGTCGTCCGTACGGACCGAGTCCTTGAACTCCTGCCACTGCTCGACACCCAGGTACTGGCGCACCGCCCGGATGTTGAAGCCGTCCTCGATGAGCTCGAAGATCTCGATGTCGTCGAGGCGGTCAGCGGGGATGGAGTAGTGGATGCCGTTGTAGTCGAACTCGGCGTCCTTGATCTGCGCCTCTCGCTTAGCGAGGCGGTCCTGCGGCTTCTTTGGTTCGGCCATGCTGGGTTCTCCTTTGTTGGCAGGCGGCAGGCTGGCAGGCCCTGCCCACGGCTGCCTGCCAGCGCCGTGGGCAGGACTCTGCGCTAGGCCGGAGTGACGACAGCCGGAGCGTTGGTGATGTGGATGAGGTTGCCACCCTGGACGCCGATCGTGAACTCCCAGACGGTGAGCTCGGTCGTGACGTAGGTGCGGCCACCGGACAATGTGGCGATACCGCTCGGGATGATCCAGCGGTCCTGGATCAGCGGGTCGGTGGTAAGCGCGGTGGTGTTGGCGTCGCCGTACTCGTCGATCACCCACATGCGCGGGTCGGAGCGGGTCTGGTTACCGCCCGTCAGCGTGTAGGTCACGTAAGCGGCAGCGCCCGTACCGCCAGCCACACCCGCCAGACCCTTGAGAGCGACGCCGAGTACCGCTGCGTTGGCCTCCAGCGCCTGGAACGTGAAGGTCTGGTTGACGCCCGTCACCTTTCGCTTGACGATGGTGTTGCCCTGGTGAGCGCGGAACTCGGTTACGTCCTCGCCCCAGTCCATGCCGATACCGCCATCGGAGATCCAGCCGATCTCCTTGAAGGTGGCAGCGGGAGCCGCGAGGCCGGTCGGCGTGGTCGTGCCGACGGGAGCAACCCAGACAGCGGTGGAGTCGCCACCGTAGCCGATGATCGCGCCAGTGTTCTTGACCATGGTCAGTCCTTCTTCTCAGTTGGCGCCTCTGGCGCGGATGATGGAGCGATGTTCTTCGCTTCCTTGTCGGCAGGCCGAGCCAGACCACCGAGGAGCAGCCGTTGGCCCTCTTCGAAGTCGACTTCGATCGTGGTGTCCGGCTTGTGGTGCCGGCCACCAGGGGTCGTGTAGGGGAACGCGAGCGTGACCTTCACTGTGCTACCTCGATTCGGGCGAGCAACTCAAACGACATGAACCGCCAGGGTCGGCCCGAGGGGTCGTCCACCTGGGTTGGTCCGGTGATCTCGGTCACGTCCTTGACCGGTGCCGTGAAGCGGAGCGAGTACACCAGCGCCCGGACGAGCGCTGACAGGTTCTTCACTTCCTGGACGTTGGAGGTGATGACGTTCACCGAGAACCGAGGCTTCTCGTCCCGGATGTTCAGCCGGCCACCACCCGTCCGGGTGATCTGGATGAACCGGCCAGCCGGGATCGGGTTCGGGATAGTCGGCCGAACCTTGACCCCGGAAGCGTAGGGCTCGGCGCGAGCGTCGAGCAGATCCTGGAGGTGGTCGATGAGCCAGTCCTCCAGGTCGATGGGGATGATGACGGGCTGCGTAGGCACGGTCATTTGCCAGCGTCCAGCGCCCGGTTGAGGTTCCCTGTGCGCGCCTCGACCACAAGGCTATGGCCGCTGTCCGCGAGGACGCGAGAGACCCATCTGCCGTCCTCCAGCGCGGTCTCCACGTGGATAGAGTCGCGGTACTCGCCTGTGTCGACCGGAGCCGACGCCCGAGCCGCTTCCGCGATGCGCTCGGCTCGGCGCTCGGTCTCCTCCCGCATCTTCCGGTCGGAGAGGAGCGGCCCGAGCGAGCCGACCTTGAAGTCGACCCTGGTGATCGCGGCCATCAGCCAGCCACCTTCTCGCACTGGGCGACGAGCACGCGCCGTCCGCGGAACCGCCAGTCAGCCGGCTCACCGAGAATCTCGTGCACCGAGCCCCGGATGCGGATCCGGTGCTGCGGGGTGAGCGCGGGGAACGGCTCCTGGATGTAGGCGGTGAAGCCGCTCGTCACCTGGTTCCGAACCTCGCGGGCGTCCTCGCCCGAGGGACGAGGCTCCAGCAGGGTGTCGTGCTGCTCGTGCTCGTCCGGGGTCAGCGACCAGTCGATGACGGTGTCGCCGTAGCGGTCCGTCACGACCGGAGGGGTCAGGACGTACACCGTCTCACCATGCAGACGCATCGTATGGCCTTGTGGAGTAGCTCGGCGTGAGGTCGATGGCGAATGCCGAGCCCTCGGCGGTCTCCGAGAGCGTCGCCCGGTCGCCAGCGGTGAGGTACAGGTTGCCGGTCGGGTTGGCATAGCTGCCCGACTCGGAGAATGGGCCCATCGAGCTAGCGAACTGCGTCATGCCTTCCTGCTCGCGGGAGATCAGGGCTCGCTTCACCATGCCGGCCACGATGGCCGTTACCTCGATGGCCGCGAGGTCGCCGTCCTCGATGCGCTGATCGGTGTTCGGGTACTCGCGGCGGACCTTCATGCTCGCGTCCTGGCAGAGCACTGCCGCGACACTCGCGTCCTCCGTGGATAGGGACCGCCAGCGGGCTGCAACGTCGTCCGCTGACGCGTAACTCACGGTGCTGACCATAGCGGTCCCTCTCCCTTCGGACTACTTGCTGTCGGTCTTCTTGGCCGGGGTGACAGCACGCTTGGCTGCCTCGCTCGGCTCGTCCGACTTGGCCTGCTCCTTGGCGGCAGCAGCCTGGGCGGTGTCGCCCGACTCGGGGTCGACCTTCGCAGCCTTG